CATTTATAAAACCATGCAATTGCGATACCATGTTGGGTTTTTATTTGGTCTTGCGGCCGCGGCATGTATTCATCATAGTGCGATCTTTTACGAATCGTAAGTTATTACACCTTTGAACATTTGAACCACCGATATTAATATAAAGACTAATAAATTATTTATATTATAATTATGAATGAAAAAGACACAGAATACGAAAATAATAATATTGCATATGACTGGCAATATACCGAAAAAGTTGGTGGAGGAATAAAATGTAAAAATTATGAGTTATGCGAAACAGTCTTACCTAAATGGTGGTTTGAATGTAAGAGCAATTACTTATGTACTAATTGTCATATGTTGTTTGGAACTTGGGGGGAAAGCCATACAGGTAAAGGAATATTGGAAATAAGTGATAATTTAGAGTGTCCGATATGCCTGGAAAAAAAACGAGGAATATCACAACCTAATTGCGAACACACATTATGTATTAACTGCTTTAAAATATGTCATTATGGTAAAGATGAAGAAACCGATGAAGATGAAAAAAATGAGGAAAATCTTAGGAAATGTCCATTATGTCGCAAATAATCGGCGTTTTAAATTTTCAAAGGTGTAAAAAGCATATAAAAGTATTTTATTATTATAAAAACACGCATATGAATGTGATTTTGATTGGTATGCCCGGTGCAGGGAAATCCACCTTAGCGGAACCTCTTGCGGCTATTCTTCAAAAGGACCATGTTGAAATGGATGCACTGATTGAAGAACAATTAGGTACGAACTTACAGAGCTATATCGACACTCATGGAAACGAAGCATTTAAGAAAAAAGAAAGACAAATTATGATGGATGTTTTCATAAAAAGTAAGAACTGTGTTATATCACCACCCGGTAGTTTGATCTATTATGATGAAATAAGACAATGGGTTCAAGAACATACAAATTCTTTCATTATTCTTTATTTACAATGCCCTTTATCCATCCTACTCGAAAGAACAAACTACTTTGAAAATCGTGGAGTGGTTATGGATAAAGATAAACCAAATCCATATGTATCTTTATATAACGAACGCCTTCCTTTATATGAAGACTGGTCACAGTATACGATCGACGCACAGCGCCCCAAAGAAGAGGTGTTGCGTTCTATGACAACACTCATTCAAAATAGGTTTTAATTATTTAGTAATATGAATCATATACAATATAAATATATGAATGAAGATATCTTTCAAACCAAGTTTATATACTCATTTTTTTGTTTTACATATGAATATGAAACATTTGATTATTCAATTTAAAAAAAATTGAAGTTACAAACGTATTACACTGACCATGTACAAAGATATTATGGAACATAGCGCACCCGCAGAAATAGATTTGCGAGCGGCGCTAAGGTTAGTTGGAATAGTGACAAACACATGTCATGGCGGATTTGGAATATCTGAGTGGGCGCTTGATCAGTTCAAGGACCGTGCCCGAAGAGCAACAGATGGATATATTCCAAAACTAGAAAGAACTGACGAGCTATTGATAGAATTGATAAAAACCCATGGTAGTAAAGTGAATGGACCATTTTCTTCATTAATCATACAGTATATGCCACATGACTATTATATAAACAATTGTTATAGAATAGATGAGTATGATGGAGTGGAAACCTTGATATTGTTACACGAAAAATATAAATTAAAAAAAATAACTGAAATTATAGAAAACGAAAAGTCAAGTGCGATCGATCGCATAGAAAATATAAAACAACTTCTGAACCGTTTTGAGGAAGAAATGGTAGATTAGATAATTACACATTAATTAAATATTGTCGTTACTGTATGCGTAACAAAAAAATCGCCCATGTATCGATTTAAACTCGGTTGTAATTATTTTTACCGTTCTTTTTCATATAGCAGTATTTGAAATTTTCATAATCTACTTTGGAATACCACAATTTACTTAAACTATCTGAAGATATGGTTCGAAGATGCGGAATGTGTCTCACGGATACATATTGTTCAAATTTTACTTTTGGTGGTGATTTTATTTGTAAAAGAAATGATAATAATGGATGTTTCAATATATCACTTGTTATGTAATATGATAAGGCGAATGAAACACTAAATGTAGCAACAATTCCTCCACAAAATAAAACGAACATATAACTCATATTATTTTATTTATTTAAGTATTCCTCTTTATCTTTTCTTTTTGTCTTTTTGTCTTTTTGAAACAAAATAACTCTAGACCAATGAACTCGTTAAAAAATAAAAAAATAATGCGTTGTGTTTGATTCATGCTTGTTGTGTGTCATTGTTCACCAAGAAACGCGTAAAATAGACCAATATAGTATTCATGATGTGCTCTGCTTCCACTCGAGAAAACAGGGGTTGTTCTCGAAAGGATGTCCCGTCGGGTGGCCACATGAATGTTTCAATGTCAGAATTCAAGAAATTATCAAATTCCTGTAAATAGGTATTATTCAAAATTCGTTCTCTATATTCGGTTAAATCATATTCCTCTATGAAGGAATCCGTATTCATATACTGCGGTGTAGGTTGGTAATCCGCAAACAAGGGTGCAATATATTCTCTTTCGTCTTCATGTTCTTCGTATTCGACGGAAGCGACCGGTATTCCTCCTGGTTCGTGCTCGTCTTCGATGAAATTCATATCAATATTAAAAGTATTACTATCTTCTGGAATATCCGCCCGTTCTTCTCCATCTTTTATCCACTTTGAAATTGATTTTCCCAAATCAATTCCAAAGAGTATCAATAATTCGATAACTTTTTGCATGACTACATCCTTTTTTTCTTGTGAAATCTCCTTCCAGTCTAAGTTCAATTCATTGCATATTTCTTTTATGTATGGCTTTATATTTTTATATCTTTGATCATATAGTGTCATTTCAATAAAATTCGAAACCACATTGGTATTCAAATCAGGCAATTCCTGTGTTTTGCTCGAGACGACTTCCCGACAAAGCGGGCAGGTGTTATTTGATTTCACAACATTTTCCATCAAACATGATGTGTGAAATTCATGACCACACTTTAAAATACTTCTATCCTTTTCTTGAACAAGATCCATACATATTACACATGTTTCATATGGTTTCTTATCAATTTGATACAGATGTTCGCTTGGTATGTTCAGTAAGCAATCGCACATTCTTCAAATTATTATTGATATAGAATAAAAGACAACATTTATTTATTTCAATTTTATTTACCATTCTACACAAATATCTATTCGGCCACTTCTCAGATAAGACGGGTCTACTTTATCCAATTGAGCCTTTTTTTTGTTTGATATCATCACAATGATTAGATAGGGATACAATCCAAAACTAATTCGATCCATAAATTGATTCCAAGATATCTTATCATGTACTTCCGATTTGAAATTTTTATGAGGAATTATTTCTTTTTTTTGAATTTTTTCAATCGTTACATCTACTTCATCGAGCATAATCATCAATGGTTTTTTAAAAGATATTTTTTTAGCTCGGTAATACAAATTATTCAAATATTCACCAGGATCGGTGGGATTATATTGATCGGTCATGTAACAATTCAATCGCTGTGCCAGTAAATAAGAAAAATAGGTCTTTCCTTTTCCAGGTTCTCCACTCAGAAATATTTTACAATAATTGTGCTCATTGTAAAATTGCATTATATTTTCATACAAAGATTCTTGATATGGATACCATTGTTCTGTATTTGGCAAGTTAATTTGCATTTCTGATATACAGTTGTATCCAATACTTCCAGAATATGTAAAATAGATAATATGATTGTTTTCAAATTGATTTGTTTCTGTTTCGTTTAATTTATCTGTTTGTAGGGTTCGTTTCGATTTTGTGCTTTCATCCATCATAAGGTGATTGTATTGAGATTCATTACAAAATAAGGTCATGTTATCAGAATGTATTCCATCGTTATATGCAAAATATCGTGGAAAAAAATTTTTTTCTACAAGATACCTTAATGGATCTTTATTTTCATCGTAGGTAAAGCAATAATAGTTGCTTCTCATATTTTTTATTATTTTAAGTTTATTTTGTTTATCAATTACACAATACATATTATATTTAAAAAATAAATGTAATATTAACTGTATGAATGGTGTTATATTATTGATAATTGTTTGTAAATGAATCATACTTGTCATCAATATAATCATCTCTGTATGATTCGAAAAAATGTCTGATAACATAATATTCAATCTTACAAGGATGTCTTTAAAACAATCTCATATATTGTATAATGAAAAGTAAGTATTTATTATGCGAATATTTACAAAATCAGTTCCTCTTATCGTGTATGTCCGAGTACATGGATTCCTGTGATGCCATTAAAAAACAAATGCAAGAGGTCCCGTGTCATTTGTATGGGTTTCGCGTTTCGAGGTAAAATCCCTATTATTATACACTTATTTTGATTTGATTTAGAAAATTTAACGAAAAAATACAATTGTATTCACTTTTTTGAAACTGGAATATGGAATCCTCGAAGAAGTGGATTCATATACACATTCTTATTGCTTTGCTTTTATTTATTTTTTCTTGTTCTTTAAAATTGATTTATTTAAAGACTATTTAATTATCATAAATAATAATGTTTAAAAATTTAAATCAAACAAGATTAAAAAAATATGTTCGAGAAACTATAGATACAATTGGATTATGTCCATCAATTAAAAAATTACATCCAGATAAATGGGAATTATTTATATATTTATTTGAAAGACATAGTGATTATCCTAATAAATTTTGTGGATTAATAGATATAAAAATCAGAAATAATCCGGTTTTTAATAATCTAGAAGTTATTATAGTTAAGAATAATGGTGATGAAGATGATGTATCTGTACTTAATAATTGTATTACTGGAAAACCAAAAGATAACTTAACTATTGCTATGAGAAATTCTATTGTGCCTCAAATACTAGAATTTAAGAATAATAGTTCTTTAATATGTGTGCTATGTGGTAGTATAGAAGAAATTCATATAGATCACCATGAGCCTCAATTTATTGATTTGAAAAAAGATTTTGTAAATGA